CTGAAACTGAATTGTAAAATCACCTGCGGTAGAAGTTTTATCTCCTCCAAAATCTAAAACTATAACAGTCGGATCGCCCGATGCACTATCATTATAAATTAACGCACCTCTAGCTGTGACTGTAGCTGTAGAAAAAGTAAAATCACTAAATGAAGTAAATGCAGTAGTTCCAGAACTTGAGGGGTCTACCCTAGTTAAAGTTCCACCACCTGCACTATATCCTGTTCCAGATACCTCATTACTTGTAGTATATGCAGTGGTTGCTGCAGTAAATGACGCACTGTTAGTGTACATTGCAAGTTTGAATGTATTACCACCTGAGTTTAAAAAATTGTGTTTAGCTTCCATTAATTCTTTTTTGAAGCTCGTACACATGAAGTTTCCTGAAAAAGCCATGTTATAATCTCCTTATTAGTTCAGCAAGTTTTGGTTGTCCAGCATTTATTATAGCATTATACACGGTTGTTCTGTCACTTTTAACAGCTTGTTGCATGTATAGTTCTATAAGTTGTTTGATATGTTTTTTAAAAGCATGTGCTTGTTCTTTTACTTCAGGTTTAGCATAATCAGAAACAGATACTATTTTATCTGTGCATCTTTCAGCTAATTCTTCAATACTATGCCCTCTGTTTTCTGTGGTTTTAACATCAACTTTAAAATCTTTAGATAAACCCACTTGCATATCAAACATAAAAATCCCCTATTGTTTTGGTCTAATAACCATTCCAGTTCTATACTGGTCTGTTGTTTCTTTTGCTTCACCCAACATCTTCAATTCAGTAAGAGCTTGAGTAAATCTTTTTTCATACATAGCAGACATGTCTTGTTCACCTTTCATGTAGGTGTAAGCTTCTAGTAAACTACCATACAACAAAGCAAACGGTGCATTAGTGCTTAACCATGTCGTACCACTTTCTGCTCCTGCTGTTAAACTTGCAGGACGGTAATAATAGTGCAGTTCTACGGAATAATTGCTATCTGGAGTAGGTCCAATAATAAAATTACTAATATCAAAAACAGCGTAATATTTAGGGGTTCCTGTTGTGCTAGGGTTAGGGTTATACGACTGAACATAATCTGTATCTTTTAAATCTAAAAATACTTTTTCATTACTTGCATTAGTAAAAGATAACGAAAAAGATGCTAAGTAATCCGTTGGTAAAGCTAAAAATTGATTTGAAGAAGTCATAGACCCTGTGCTATTTTTTATAAAAAAACTTAACTGAATGTTCTTAAATATACGTTCTTCAGCGGCTTTAATAAAATCATTTAAATGATTAACAAAAGTAGTCTCATCATTTTCAGCATAATCTTGTATTGCTGTCTTTAAGGTGGCTAATGTAAAACTCATGGTGTACTCACTGTAACTGATCCAACATTTCCTGTTCCTGCTACTCCGTCAGGTGAAATACCTGCAGGAGCATCAACGGTAACAGCACTAATTTGTCCGACTCCAATAGTAGGTCTAAAGGTTGGTCCCTCAACTAAAGGAACGCCCACTGCTACTGTCAACGGTTCAACTCTATCTGGTCTAGGGTTTTTTATGGCTTGAGCATCTGAAAACTTACGTCTAGGTTCTAACTGCGGGTGCTTTCTTTCAAACTCATCGAACCCTACCAACATTCCTGTCCATTCTTTTTTCATCCTATGTAGTGGATAACGAAAACCAGAACGATCTGATATTCCAAAAGCTTTTTTACCAACAGCGTACTTTGACATTAGTTAACCCTATAATACTCTAAGCTTGGTGCAACATTAAAAGATGCTCTATCTCTGTCCTCTGTCATAGCTCTTTCAAACTCTTCCTCGTATATTGCTTTTAAAAACTGCGTCCTATTAGGTGCTTTTTTAATAGAAATATAATAAGCTAGTCCTGCTGCCAAACATGGATAAAATCTGAAAGGCACTTCCATAGTATTTTTAAAAGTATCCGCATCATCTATCCTGACCAATCGGTCAAAGATAAGTTGATCTGTACTGTTTTCAGGAGTTGTCCAAACCTTTAAAACTGGAGTTATTTGCCTATCAAGAAAAAACTGTGAGGGTCTGCCTGTACTTGTTTTATTTGGAATATTTAGATACTCATCCCTACTTAATCTTTCAATACCATAATCTGTGTTATCTCGTCTTACAACAACAGATAAAATATCAATCGTATCTGCATCTAAATTATAAGACGCTGTGCCTGATATACATGTTACGGTGGTTTGTTTGATTGTCCACTGATTTAGTCCTCGATTTGCCCAATCAGCTAACAATAGATTTAGTGAGCGTTTCGCTGTTTTTAAATCATAACCAGTGCGTACTTCAACCCCACATCTTTCAAAAGCTTCTTCAATGTAGTCTGAAACATCTAGTTCAAAGTTTTTTGATCCTGAAGTTGCCATGATTTATTTCTTTTTAGGTTTTTTCTTAACTAGACCACCTGCACGCATTTTTTTGAGATTACCGCTTTTATCTAAAACACCTCTAGCAATTAACACATCTTTCTTAGTAACTTTATTATCACCGCTTAAATCTTTTAACGCACCACCTGATTTCATCTTCTTGACCATTCCACCTCCACGAAGTTTTTTAACCATACCTCCGCCACGCATTTTCTTAGCCATTCCACCTGCACGCATTTTTTTGACAGCACCACCTGCTTTCATTTTCTTCATCATGCCACCACCACGCATTTTCTTAACCATACCGCCACCACGCATTTTTTTGACAGCACCACCTGACTTCATCATAGCCATTGTTTTACGAGGACTCATTGCCATTTTTTAATCTCCTATAAAATAATTCACGTTTTTGATAAATTTCATCACTATTATATTCATCTTTATAACAGTCATAATACCCTAATTTCTTAATTTTTTCTGCTGATTCTTGTAATTTTGTTAGTCTTTGGACAAAAATAAGCCCGTATTCTTCCTCAACTAAAGGTTCAAAACTTTCCCCCTCTAAATTATCATTATCATCCCCCTCTGGGTGAAAGCCCATTAGCCAAATATCTTTATCAATAAAAAACCCTTGGGATATGGCATCATTTAATTGTTCTAAATATTCATGGAATTTTTCATAATCATCATATGCGGTATCCACTAAAATAATTAAATCATACCTATCATCAAAGGTAGATATAAGGGTATATAAACACTGATAATCTTTATCATGTTTAAAAACAATTCCTACTTTGTCTTTATCCCACGCAGCTTGTGCATAAGGACATGCAGGAAGATTATTAAAAGCTTTGTTCTTTTTTTCTAAAACATTTGCTGACCACCTACGAATCTCAGTCTCAATAAGCTTTTCTTGGGGTGTTCCAAAAGGCACGGCTGTCATAAGTATTTTGTCCTTTTTCTTCTGTCGTCCATTACAGCACCGCACCCTTTATTCATTCTAGAGACGCAACCCCCTTTACTTAACTTTCTTACTTTAGCTTTTGGAGTATTAGCTACAACCGTTTTACCTTTACTGCCTTCACGTTTCTTTTTCTTTGCAGTAGACGCTCTTTCGCTCTTACTTAAACTTTGAGCTTTTGCTCTAGGTAAACAACGATCTGGATTCTTTTTATCTTTGGAAGTACCACATTTACCTTTGATATTTCCACTACTATCTATTCTTACCCAATCTTGCTTAAGCCAATCTTTAAGCTGTCCCACGTTTTTTCCTTTTGCTTTTCTTAGCATAATTTGGGTCTTTACAATACTTTGACGCAGCTAGATTTGCATACGCTGATGGGTAAGTGTCAAAAGTTCTTTTTGCCCAAGCTTTTCCAGAAGGACATATTTTACCTTTTGATTTTGGTTTTGATCGCACTGCACCACCTTTACCTAATTTAACAACACATTTCATAATACTTTACCTACTATTTCTAAAATTGTACTTGTGTGTGGAGTCATAAATAAAATAACTATAATAGCCATCCATTTAAAATTATTAACTCGTTTGTCTAATTTATCAAAACGTGAATCTAACTTTTCTAAAGTAACTTGAATCTGCTCATACCTTTTATCGCAAGATGCTTCATGTTTTTCTAATTGTCTTAAAACTTCTTCAGGAGTCATATCATCACCATTTTACTTTATTAGCCCAATAAGCTGCTGAACTCTTCCCTTTAGCAATATTTTTACCATGTCTTGCTTTAAAAGATTTACGTTTAGCTTTCATACGAGCTGATTCACCTTTTTTAGGCTTACCCGCAGTACCTGACACTTTCCCAACTTTTTTACCTTGTTGTCCAAAACGGATAATTTTTTCTTTTCCGTCATAACAAGATTTTACTATATGAGATTTTTTAGGGTGCGAAGGGGTACGCCTTGGTTTATTACAAGGCATACTCTTTTTATTTACTTTTTTTGCCACTTAATTAAGCAAAGAACACAGTAACACCATCACAAGCAGTTAAATCTAAATATACGTCTGTCTCAAACAATATTCCGTTTTCAGGAATATTTAACGAATGTACATCGCTTGTGGTGTAAGTTAAGGATAGCTTTGTTGTGCCACCAGAACCTCCATCTTTTAAAACTACTGCAGGGGAACCAGAGCCAGAAGTATGTACTACTAACTGTTTTACTCTAGCCCTACCACCAAAAATAGTTCCGTCAGAAGTTCTAGTTACGGCAATTACATCAGATAATGCCATCTTTCACTCCTTATTAAGCGTTATTAATATTCTGAATATATTCTACAGTTATGTATCCTACTCCAGAAGTTCCTGCTGAAAAGTCAATATAAATAGGTAAATCAGAAGTACCAATATCAACCCAAGTATCAGCGTCTGTAACCGTTCCATCAGAACCGTGTAAAATTACATTGGCAGCAGTACCTGCAGCTAAAGCAGTAAATAATTCAGTAGAAGTAGAACTTGTTCCAACACTAATATTAGCTGCATCACACGCAGTAGTAATATAAATCTGTACGTCTACGACTTGAGAGTTAGCTGGGACAACAATACCTGTATCCGCAGCAGTTGTAGATTGTGTCCAAGAAGCAGTTTGTGCCATCTTAACAAAACCTACGTTTTTAACATCTGTTCCAACAGTAGTACCTGTTGTGTTTTTGATAGTCCCGGCTTTAATAGGACCTGAGAAAGTAGTATTAGCCATTACATTTCCTTTTGTAGAAGGTTTGCCTTTGTTATCTCTACAACGTCTGCTAGGTCAGTTAACAAAGAAAAAATCCTAGAAAATAGGGGGTTTTTACACCCCCTGATTTGGTTATGCTCCAGCAGTACCAAAAACTGCTCTCCAGTCAGATACACCAAAACTGTATCTTTCTCTAGCTTTAAACCTCATGTTTCCTGTATCAAAATCGCCTTCCATGGCAGTTCTGATAGGAGTTCTTTGGAATAATTTAAAGCCGTTAGGAGCGTCAGTCTTAATGAAGTAAGCATCTGTGTCAGTCAAGAAGTGGTTTACAACCGCTCCGTCAGGTAACATACCCATTGACTTCATAGCGTTTACATCATTGTCTGCTGTTCCCGGTCTTAGAGTAGAGTTTAAAACTCTTTCAGCAATAAATTGCAACTCTTTAGGAACAATTAGTTTTGTTCCTCTAACCGCAATCTTTAGACCTCTTTCGTCTGTAAGACCAGCAATATCAATCAACATTTGCTCAAGTGAAGTTTCATTCAAATCAGCAGCAGTAGCTAATTGATTTCTTTGGTTACCAGACAAAGAAGGGTGAGCAGATGAACAAAGAGCAGCACCGTCCCCAACAGGGAAAGTAGTATCAAACGCATTGTTTAAAATTGCTGCAGCTTTAATCTGCTTTGTTTGTGACATTGAACGAGCAAGGGCTTTTGTATATCTAGACGCAAGTCTGTCATACAAGTTATCCTCAATTGCTTCTTCAGTAATACTGAAAGCTAATGCAATTGTCTCGTGTGTATATCTAGAGGTGTAAGTTTCTTGTGCATCGTCAAAAGATATAGCACCACCTTCACCTTTAACAGGTGCGGTACTAAATCCAGAAAGCATTACCTCTTCCTCGAAAGCACGGTCTGAAGACTCTTCATCAAAGATTTCAGCGTGTTCGTTATCATAGCGATCGTACTCAAGTCCAAATAAGGCATTTAGACCCGGCTCCAGCTCTTTCGCTAATTGTGCTCTTGAAATAGCCATAGTTTATCCTTTCCTAAATACCAGTTGAATCTGCTGTAGACTGTGAATCAGAACTAGAAGCAGGTGAATTAAAGTGGAAGTTAAATCGCACTACAAAATTAACGCCTGCTGCGTCATAGTCAAGATTAGCTACATCTGTAGTTAATCCGACAATTCTCATAGCAAGAGTTGCTGTTGTAGCGGCTGTACTAATATCTAATTGTCCAGTAGAACGACCGTTACTGGTAGAACCAGAAGTAGCTGTAGCTAAAGAACAGTTAGAAAATACGTCAGCTAGTGCTGTTGCTCTGTTTGTAACAGACTCATCAGCAGCTACCATATATAACTGATTAGGGTTGTCAGTAACAAAAGCTTTGACAGGAAAATTTGTGTCAACGCTTACGTTGTTAGACCCCGGCCAATAATTTTTGAAAACAGTCTTCTTAGAAGCTGAATCCACATACTCAACGCCCATTAGGACACCTAAAAACGGAACAGTACCACCGTTTGCATTACCAACAATATCAATTACACCTGCCGCTAAAGGTATTACAGGTGAATACTGATAAATAGCATTTGTATTGTCGTTTGCAATTTCATACTGAGTTACCCCAGTTGAATTTGTTGCACTGCCATTTAGACCTATTGGACGAAGACCAAACGAAGTATCTTGATTTGCCATTTAAATCTTCTCCATAAATAAGTTAATCTTTTCGAGCTCCCCCAAAGGTAACTCGACTTTGACGGTCAGGTTTACTGATCGTCATTGTTGAATGTGCATTTTCTCTCATCATATCTTGGTCAACAGCGTTTTGTTGGTCTGTATTTCGCTGTGCAAAATAATTAGACCTTTCCTTCACTGTTTCTAAAGGTATACGAGCTAAAACTAATCCGCCAACACCGAAAACCCCTTCAAATTTCCCTGAATCAATTACTGGAGCTTCAAAATCTGGATACTCATCTCTTCGAACAAGTTCATAACCTTCTCGAATTCTTGCAGAAATATTTTTGCGGTCATCAAAACCTCTTACTTCTGCTCGTATCCAACGATGTTTAAAACCCTCTGGTGCAGGGGGAGCATCCAACATAGATGGTGGAGCCCATGGTTTTCTTTTGGCTGTCTTTTCTCTAGAAGAATTCGTTCTAGGAGATCGTGCTATCCCTTCAAATTTTTTTGTATCTGTCTTTGCTGTCATATCATTTCTCCTTAGTTTCTAACGTATTTTGCGTATTCTTCTAACGGCACACCCAACTTTTTGGCTATTTGCACTTGGCTAGGGGTGAGTCTAACCTTTCGATTGCGTCCACTAGACGTTGGTGCAGTCGATGAACGGGAAACACCCGCCACAGACTGAGTAACTTTTTTAGGTGGTGTCTCGCTTTCGACATCACCATCAAATTCTCTTGGAAACCTATCTCTGAGTCTCCTATCCAACTCATTATAGTATTCATCGGACTTGCCGTCAAATCCTTCGTCCTCAATTAATCTTTTATGAATACCAAAAGCAGCATAAGTCATTGCTTCATCTTGACCAAACCACTTATTTCTAGATGCCCAATCCTCAGCTTTTGGGTCAGCTTTTTTAGGAGCTTGTTGCTGTTGAGTTTGGGGTTGCTGATAAACAGGCTGTTGCTCTTCTTGTTGCTTTTCCTGCTCTTCTCTTTGTTGTTGAGCAACTTTAGCTTGGTCGTATCTATCCTTAGCCACGGCAAGTTGAGTAAGTCTTTGTTGAGCAGAAACAGTAGCGTCCGCATCTCCAAGCTCTACAGCTCTTTTGAGATCAGCTTCAACTTGTTTTTGCTCCACTTCTAAACGACCACCGTATTCGGTCATATAACCTTGGTCTAAACTTTTGAGCCTTTGTTTGATTTGACTCGATTCGTCTTGGACTTGTTGAGCGTAACGTATCGCTTCTTCCCTCTGCCTTTCAGCTTCACGCATTTTTTTCGTAAGCTTATTAATGCGATTCTGAACAGAGTCGGTATACTGATCGTGCTCATCTTTCTTTTGAGGTTTCTCCACCTCAACTTCAGGTTTCTCTTCAGTGTCTTTTTTAGTTTTTGATTGAATCTTAGTAGTTTTTTTAGATGTCTTCTCATCTTCCTTAACTTCAACTTCAGTGTCTTCATTGGTATCCAATTCTAACTCTACTTGTTTATCGTCTGTCTGTATTTCTGCCATTTTTTATCCTCTAAAAGCTAACAATGTCATCAGGGTTTTTAATTGATGCTAAAACTTCATCATCATTTAATAATCTAACTTCTCCCCCATCTATACGGAATCTAGAACCTGCGTATCGAGGAAAGATAATCCAATCTTTTTCTTTACACCATCCACCGTTGGGAAATTTTTCTTCATCTTTATAAGCTAAGTTTCCTAGTTTTAAAACATAACCAACGACTGTTTGTATCTGTGTATCATCTAAAACTTGTGTTGGAATATGCAAACCACCTTCTGTCGTGGCTTTACCTCTGTAAGGTAATACCAAAATACGCCATCCAGTTGGACTAGGCATACGCTCTAAAAGACTATCGGTAACTTCAGAAGGGTCTAGAACGACTTCTTCTTTAGGTTTGTATAGGGTTGCTACGTTCTCTTTTTTATCAGTCATCAAATTGCTCCTGTTTATCCAGCAGGCTCGAGAGTTCCTGCGAAAGGTAATTTAATGCAGTAAGTTCCCCCATAAGTTCCCTATACTGCTCCATGTTTTTGACTCCATTGTGTTCTAATACATCTAAAACACTACTTCGTCTTTCTTTTATCTTCTTTTGCACAAACTGTACAAAGTCAATTTCGCTCATATCAGAGTATTCTTACAATAAAAGATAAAAGAATACCATATCTTATACTAAATTGGAATTTATTTCAAAGTGTGGACCATCAATAAATGGTCTTTTACCTTCTTTTCTCCTTGTATCAATATAATCATTCATTGCTTCTTCCATAGTACCTTCCCAATCAGCAATGTTTCTAATATGCCAAGATGCTCCCCAAACAATCGGTACACCATATTCAATAGCTCCTTGTTTCATTGCATCAGCAATATCATCATAAACCTTTAGTTCCCAACATCCTCTTCCACCAACATATGCCATCAGATCAACAGCTAAACCTTTTAAGTGTTTACTGTTCATTGTTTTTGATGCACCCGCTGCTACAAGTTCTTTTTGTTTTTCTAGTGTTCTAACACCTTCGATAACACCAAAATCTACTTTGGTAACACCTATAGCATACTTTACGACTTTAATTAAGTCTGGGTCTACACTATCTAATCGGTCTAGTGATCTTTGTGATAATTTAAAACTCATTTAGTTAATCCTTTACTTTTTTCAAAAGTTCTTAATCCACCTAATCCCAACATACCTAACAATACAGTCATCAAACTATCCATATCAAATTTAGGTAATTGATCTATCGTAAAAGCTTCTGTTGGAAAACTTGCTAGAATAAAAACAACAATAGGATACAAAATAAAGTGATAAGCTAGAGCTACCCCACATACCCAACCAATAAAAGGTCTCCATCCTGCAACAAAAATACTGCGATGCTGTGCTTCTGATTTATTCACATCTACTTGTGCCATATTGCTTTCATGGGCATGTTTTTGTGCCATTGTAGCAATATCGTGGGCTAATTGATTCTTTTGGTCTTTATCTTCGATAAACTTATCCAACAATCCTGCCACGGGACCAATCAAACTTTTTAACATGTTATCTCCTAGAAAAAGGGTAAGAATCCACCTATACCAGAACTAAAAGAACCCTGAAATGGATAACCATAAACGGGTGGCATATAGCGATTCATCATTTGTTGTTGATAGTATTGGTTTTCTTTTGGTAAATACATTTGTGGGTAATTACCATAAAATGAAGGCTGTTGAGTATTCTCTTGATTAAATACTCCTGTTTGTAAGCTACCTAACTTATCTAATCGGTTAGTTAGTCCAGAAAACTTTTCTTCCAACGAACCTAACCTTTGCTCCATTGTTTGTTGTGGTTGTGGCATTTGTGGTTGTGCCATCATCGGTTGATTTACCGTTGGCATCTGCATGGGCATACTAAATTGTGGTGCTAAATCCATTATCGTGACCTACTCATATACGCTGTTGCTCCAAAGTAAAAACCTACAATGGATGCTTGTCCTAAATAAAATAATCCTAATAAATCAGCTAATGCTGCTACTCTTGTTTCTGAAACAAGGGGTAAAAATAACAAAAGGGTAAAAGCAATCATACTACCAATGGCTGTCCAAGACATCTGTTTTTGAGCGTGACTTTTTTCTTCTCGTAACTCAAGCTCTATCATTTCTTTTGACTTTGCTATTTCTGCATCGTCCACTGTGCCATCGTGATTTAAATCAAACTCGTTATAGCGACTTTCAGGCTCTAGTTTTTTTGCCATTCTTCCCTTTTCCTGCATTAGATAATGCAATAGCTACAGCTTGTTTTTGTTTATATCCTTCTCCAATAAGTTTTTTAATATTTTTACTTATCGTTTTTTCCGATGATCCACTCAATAAAGGCATCTATTTTTTTCTCAACAACTAGTATAACGCCCAGAACGGAGAGCAGCACCCATTCCTCGCTTTTGTCCAGTAACTTTCTTACCGACTGCCGTATTTGGTGTAGCTTCTTCGATACATTGTGCATAGGGTATTGATCCTTGTCCTTGAATTTCAGCAACTTTACTTGGAGCTGGTGGCTCTTGTATTGGTGCACCTAAAATTTTAACTTTTGACATAACTATTTTCCTTTATTCCGTTGTTTAATCATTTCTCTTTGATTGGTAGCTTGTATTCTTTCTCTAGCAATATTCGTTTGACTATCTATTCTTTCATCAAACTGTCTAGCCCTTTCTGCCATCTTCTGTCTTTCAAGTTGAATCTTCGCTTGGTCATTTAAAGCATCTGCTTGAGCTTGTTGCTGTTTAATACCTAATTCTTGCTGTTTCAGAGCAACAACAGGGTCAGCACCTTGCTCTCCACCACCTGCAATCTGTGCACTTAACATCTTCACATTCTGCATTTCTTGAGCAATAATCTGTGCTGTCATTGCTTCATACTCAATCATCTGATCTTCAGTTGGAGATAGACCTTGATTCTGTTGCATGAACAATATCATTGTCTGCTCTTGTGCTTTAAGTTTAGCATGTTCCATAACGTGCTTTTGTAAATCAATCGCTACCTTTGGACTAGCTAAGGCTAATGGAGAAGAACCAAAAACTAAGTGTGCCATAATGTGGGCATCGTGGTCTTGTCCTTCAAAAGCTTTTAACTCTGTGTTTTCTAGTGCATCAATGTTTTCTTGAGCAGGGTCTTTTGGTATTGGCTCATCTGATGATGGTGCTCTAAGAATCTTATCAATATCTCTGACACCTAGTGCTTCATACATTCTTCTGAAAGCTTCATACATGTTATGTAGTTCAGGTGCTTGAGCAGCTAATTGCATTTGTGTTTGAGCTAAAGCAATACGCTGTGCTTGAGAAAATATGTTTGGATTTGAGACAGGAATAATATCCACTCTATCATCAAAATCCGATGCCATAACAGATTGCTCTGCGTTTTCAATACTGTAAGGATATTCTTGTGGTAAATACTCCGACATTACTTTTGCAAGTAGTTTAAACTCTTGCTTCATTGCATAATGTAATCTCTTATGTATGGCACTCATAACTCTTGTGCCTTGCTCTAACATTGCAACGGTTGTACCAACGGCTGCTTGTTGATTACCATCTCCTACTTTTAAATCAGTAATGGTTGCAAATCTTTGTCCTGCCTGAACCACAAAACCAAGTAATTGGAACAGTGTTGAATCTGGTCCCTTAAATGGTAATGGCATCAAGCTATCACGAATCGCTCCACCGGGTGCGTCTACATCTCTAAACTCACCGGGTTGTAGTGGGTCACTATCATCTCTAATACGAAGTCCCCGAGCTTTGAATCCTGCGGGTAGATTTGATAACGTACCTGCATCTATGAGTTGTCTCAAGGCTGCTGTGGCAGTTCGGGAGAGTCCACCAATGGTATGAATTAAACCTAATCCATAAAATCCAAAGCCGGGAAGAAACTTGTAATGCACAAAATATTGTATCTTTCTCTTTTGTGGATCATCCTCCTTGTAGTTTCTTCTTATTGATAGAATTTGACCATTGTCTTCACTTACTGTGACAACATAGGGCACTTTAATTCCTGTTGGTTCCCCATTCTCATCTTTATCTTCATAACCTTTGAGGTCTAAATCAACATGACATTCAAGCAATGTACAGTCATAGTCAATATTACTAGGCTGAACGCCATCAATATAATCAATTTCATTGGACACACTATCAGTTGGGTTCTGTGCAGGATGCACGGGGATATCTCTATAAAAACCACTAATTTGTTTTTTACGAAGCTCATTTAAATCCATTCTGACAACTTGCGTAATATTTGGGCAAGTATCTAAATCATTAGCTTCATAAGGCACAACGAGATTTTCTGCTGGAACAAACTTACTAACCGCTCTTTCCATACCGTCATCATAATAAACTTTCTTGAAAGTTGATCCTGCCAATGGGAGATAAAATAACATCTGGTCAAACTCTGGAGTATATTCTTCCATGACGTTTGTCATGTAGTAATTCATAAACTCTCGAACTCTTTTAGCTTGTTCTTCTTTCTCTTTAGTTGGAGTCCCCATAATGGTTGTCCTAACTGGACCCATTGGAGGTAATAATTCATTAAATGCTTGAGCTTGAAACTGTGTGGCTGCTTCAGCTAACAATGGATGCGTTACCCCTGTTGCTCCTCTAAAAGGTTGGGTACGCTCTTCGTAATTAAATCCAAGGAGTTCTAATCCATTAGCATACGCATCTTCCCAATCTTTACGAGAAGACTTGTTTGCATCATACTCACTGACTAAATCAGAAGATAATCGACCTAATTCACTGTCATCGATTTCTGTTGCAAGGTTTCTGTAAAACTCTCCAGTCATTGGATTGTTTTCAGCAGTGGGGTCTAGATCAATCGTTACACCACCGTCTTCTGTCATTTCAATTTCAATACCGTCTGGAATGTCGGTCTTAAATGTTGCAGCAGGCATCTCAATTTCTAAATCTGTTTGAGCGTCCTCTACTTTTGGATCGTCAGTAACTCTTTCTACTAAAGATACTGGTGGTGGGCTTTCTGCCATACCTATCTTCTCCCTTTTGTATATCCCTTAATTGCACAACCGTCAATAGAGTTTTTCTTCTTTCTTTTTACAGAAACGTCTCCACCTGTTGAAAATTTTTCCATAGGAAACGATTGCATTTTTTTTACAACTTGTATTCCTGCTATGTCTCCAAAAGATGATTTTTTAGGAGAACCACCAACTACTTTAACTACGCTGTTTGGTGCATCTACTTTTTTTGCAAATTTAAACTTTCCTGAACCTCTTGAACCACCTGAATTTTTGGTTTTAGGGTCTACTTTTTTTATCACTCCTTGATCTAAAAGTTTTGATATTTCACCCCCCATAAACTTTTCAACAGGTATTTTTTGTAACTCATCGTATTTT